ATGTTGAATGGAATTCCGAGGAACCAATCACATGAACGCTGATACCAAGTTAGATCAAGTTTATTACCACGTGTGCTCACTTGGACACATACGTGACATGATGGAAGTGCAGTATGTTTCAAACCAAGTGGATTCCATGCAACACACACCATACGTCGATCATCTGGATTCGCTCGAAGCGTCTTGATGATATCGGCAAATTGATCAACCTTTTGTCCAACTTGAATACCCCCACCTGATGGATAATTATGGTATGCCAATGGATCATGAAACCCTCTCCATGATGCACCATACAAACAAGGACCAAGATCATCCTCAGCTGCCATCAATTCTTGAACCTTTGGATCAGTTGAATATGGAACCTTTTGTGGATTACACCACTCATTCCAGATTTTACAGTTACGATCTTGGAACCACTTCTTTGATGTGATCCCCTTAATGAATCCCTCAAGTTCAACCATCATAGTCTTCTTAGCAACCATCTTCGTTGTAAGAAGAGGGAAGCCCTTTGACATATCATGTTGAAGCATCTTAGGTGGGAGCTTATATGCATCAACACCTGTGCGGTTCTTTTGTGGTTCTGCTTGAGTTAATTCCTCAAGTATTTCTAAATAGTCTCTTTCAATTTTACTCATAATTTATTTTTGTTTAATTTTGAACTCGGGATATTTTCCCTCAATGTTTATTGTATTAGGTAATTCTAAAATTTGCGTATGTGGTAACGAATTGATAAAATCGAATATGTTATAACCCTTATCACATTCTTGATGCCCACATTCGTCACATTTGTAACCACCCCAATCATTACCACCGAATTGTTCATGGACATCATCTGACATACATTCACTACAATGAGGTTTCTTATCAGAATCGATCCACATGCTTGATGAGTCTACCTCATAATCTCCGAATCCAACTGCATGATCAGTATATTTATATGATTTAATTCTCCATAAAGTATGTTCAGTATGTTTCTTAAAATCTAATTCAATTAGTTGATCTAATTTACTCATAATATTTTAATAATTTGATGGGATATAATCATCAATCCCCTCTTCGTCATCACCATCATCGTCACATTCTCGTGGGATGTCAACAACTTTATCTACGGTTTCCACATCCTCAGAATCATGCTCATATAATGCGTTGAGAGAATCATCACGCACATAAATTGCATCATATTCCTCTAGTTTAGTGTGAAGGTGATCAAAGAATTCTTGGAAATCTTTACCATCTGGTGATTCATTCATCAATTCAGCATTGACGACCCAATGTTCAGATTCGATTTTAATTGACTCATAGGAATATTCAAACTCCATTTTATCCAAAAAGGTTTTAATACCTTCGATTTGTTCATCAATTTTGTCGTGATAATCATCACCACCAGTTACATATTTACCATCTACAAATAGATAGCTGCATCCATCCCCAACGGGATTAATATTGATTGTTTTTAAGTTATACATAATTATTTTGGTAGATTACAGTATTTCTCGTATCTAGTAAAGAGTTTTTTATATCTACGCGATGCCCTATACTCCTTGGGGTTTTTATAACCCCACGTATATAATAGATCATATATATTGCGAGCTTCGCGCTTGGTATCCAATGCTTCTATGATTGGATTATCTCCATTTTCATAATGGTAATGTTTATTAAACAATACACCAGAATTGTGTTGTAGATCGAATACTCTATCGATCCACATACATTTATCCGAAAGTGTTTTTGCTTCTAATAATTTAAACCAAGCTTTTACACCGTTCAACCAAGCATATCCACCGAAGTCCTCATCCCACTCACATGAAAAACATCTTAGCGCAAAGTCCATTGCATCTACTTTGTTATATTTAAAATGTTGCCTAATAGTCATAGCGGCAACCCTTCGATCCATATTTTTAATCTTCCTGATCAATAGAATATCACGTGCGGAAAACGTATTGACATGATCCCAAGTTGATTGACTCCAAGTATGACGTGCTTCACATAAGCAAGAATAATACACAACATCTAGTAAATGCTTCTGTAAATTATCAACGAATAATTCAAACTCTACTTCAAAGCGAGATATCTCTTCATCCCTAGCGAACGAGTTATTGCAATTATTCAATGAGTGCCAAACTAATTCCATCCCGTAGAATGTATATATGTTGGCAACCCTTCGTCTCTGACAATTGTAACGGTATTTGTCCCTACGCTCTTCGTTATAATATCTCTTTCGGTAATCAGTCATAATATTTCCTGTTTAATTTTTTAATCATCATTTCGGCAAAGGGACTCCTTTTGATTTTTAGCACGAATCTCAGATATTTTCTGCCATATTCGCGCACCCACACATAGGGTGAATGGATCACCATTTTCCTTATACGCTTGAAGATAATGAACTGTTTTTGGTTTTCATTTAAGTTTTTATTCTTTGGTTGAAGTTTTTTAGTTAATCCGAATGGGTTATTTCCACACGGACTGTTAAGTAATCTATAACTCATTTCTAACCGTTCACCTTCGGTTGCTTTTTTAAATGCATCTGAGTTGGTGAGGGTTATTAGATTCTCATTAAATTGCTGAAATCCCGCGAAACTCATATTAATCTTTATAATCGTAATTTATTGTCTTAACACTAAGTGGTTTTTGCAGACGATCATCAAAGATATTCTTCTTCAAACGCCACACCAGACCTTCACCCTTAACTCCATTTGCATACTTCACCTTACGTGCTTCTTCGATCATTTCTTCAACGGTTTCCCATTTGAATTCACCAACGTAGTAATCATCCACCTTTGGAATTTTAAGCTCAGCAAGGAACTCAACCATGTCATCATAATCAAGTAGAACACGACCTTCAGTTTTCCAAACGTTGAATACGCGAGCATCATAATGCTTCAGACCCTCTGGGTTCTTTTGGATACCGTTACCAACAAGTTCAAATTGAAGTGCATAACCAACAGGAAGAATTTCCTTAAGGTTATATTTAAACACAGGATTCCAATATTTGCTATCTTCGTTTTCCTTGATTTCCAAGTTACGAGAACATACCTTAAACCCTTCATCTGGGTGGTTGATAACAGTTACAGAACTACCATCAGCCTTGACGGAAACATATACTTCTTTCCCTTTGAGTTTTTCAATAACTCGTGGATAGTTTTCAATACGTTCCTCATCAGTCTTAGATACGATGTGTGATGGGAAGTTACCCTTTGCTTCACCTGATCCAAGATTGGTTGGCTTTTCGTATTTGGTTACACCAATGATTTCAGTTACATCTTCACCAGCATCCTCTTCGACAACCTCATATCCCCAAGCATGTTGAATATCATCCTTGAACAAACGAAGTGGCATAATAAGACCATTACTGTATTCCTTACGAAGACGAATGCAGTTAATACGGAATTTCTTTGAGCGTAAGAACTCAAACTCTTCACGATCTGGTGCTACAGTATCTACCTTAATGTAGACCACAAGATCACCCACCTCAAGCTTTTCCGCTGAGATTACACGCCATGCCATACCTTCCATCTTATAGATGGTAAGTGCATCTGCATTTGGATGTTCAATTACTTCAGAGTATTTTTTTCAATTTGTTGCTAGTTTCATGTTTATTTTCTTTCGTTAATGGATTGTTAAATTTTCCTACTGTATCAGTTATTGTTAATGGGATATATGGTATGCAAAATATTACTTTACCATCGTCATCAACAAGAACACAGTCTCTACCTTCTTCATCATTTGTCAAGCTCATTCCTCGATTATTTCTAAATTTGTTTTCTCAATATAATAATGTGACTTCCAATCATAACAAGGGATAAGTAAATGAGTTTTCTGATCTTCCAATGTAGTTGGCTCACTATCCCATTCACCCCAATAGTCACAACCAGACCAACCCTTAGAATAAGTTCCAGTCTTATGAACTTTATTCTTACGGTCTCCATCATAGGTTACGATTTCACCATCAAGACGTTCAACAGTTTTCGTATATAGTTTTCGCTCACCTCCACCAAAATGTAATACATCTCGGAGATATATTCTACCCAATTGATATACGACTTGTTTATAACCATCTGGGTCATATTTATCTCGAAGTTTAAATCCAAGCGCATCTTCCTTTAGTGCATCTTTATCATAACCAAAAGATGGAATAGATTTCCAAAGAGTTTTCTCAATAGATTCACCTGTTTTTAATAGATGCTCCATCTTTAGTTTAATAATAGCAGATTCAACTGTTTCTGGATAACCACATCGAACAAATACTTCTGGATTGATTACCCGAAACTTTGCACCTTCTCTATAGATTGACTTAGCCATATTATTACTTTTCTAGAATATCACAGATAATTGGAATAATTTCATCTGGCTCCATGGATGTTTTGAACTCATTCATTTCATCATCAAAGATTTCACTAACCTTCTCCATGTATTCTTTAAGGACTTGATCACGAGATTTCAATTTACGGATACGCATCTCTGCATAACAAATCATACCATCATATTGCGCACGGTATTTCGCTACCACATCCATATCCATATCATCCTTAAATTCAAGGTGGTAATAGAATCGTAATTGACCGAACTTTGACTTAACTTGATCAGCTACAACTTGGGGTTTATCAACTGCATCGAATATCCAACCACCATGTAGACACTGACATAGTTCATCAATGATAGGTAGCCATTCTCTAGGGACTTCCAATCCCCATGCCATACATGATTCTTGAATTGATTTATCCTTCAACTTAAACATCTCAGGATATTTTTTAAATATTTCTTGTTGTGTTATCATGGTTCTTTTACCTCATCTAAATATTTTGGTGTAAATTGATTGTTTTGCCAGATACCGTATGCGTTTTGCAACCCATCGATACAATAGTTATCGCCTGTCTGTCTCCATGTTTCATGTGTGGAATGTCCGACAATCTGACATAGGTTATCTTGTGGATAGAATTCATTATTCCAATCTAACCAGACAGGTGATCCTACAATACTATTACCCATCCGACAAGCACCAACATCCCAAATCCAATGATCAGGTTGATGCATGAAGTGATGTTTTTCATTTTCCCACTTGTCATACAATTCTTGGACGTTATCATCCTCAGATAGCCACGATTTCCAACCTTGCATATAATTGAATCCAGCATGTGATACTGTATAATGTCCAACACGTGTGCATAACTTTAGATCATCAAACCAATCGGGATCGATAGCCTTACTAAAATATTTTGCTTTGCTACGTGTCCAACCAGAACAATAATATGATTGTTGTCCAGCTTTTTTAATAAGTGAGCAATCTTTTTTATATGATGCTAAATACGCGACATCATGATTACCACAATGCCAGATAGCACGATCACCCCATTCTTTACGCTTCTCATTGATGTATTCACATGTGGCAGTCATACCGACATGAGTAATATTATCAATAGGTCGAAAGGTATCAAACCAATCGCCGTTTAGGATAATGTAATCCCAATCCTTTTCTCTTTCCAATACTCGCTCAAGATATCCGTGGATACATTGATGAATATCAGTTACTATCAGGACTTTGCCTGTTGTTATATGTTTCATAATCCTTTATTAATTCTAGCAGCTATCTTTCGTATTTCGTCATTATATAATGATTTGGATGTGCAAGGAGCACATAGACCATCAAATAAATTTCGATCTACTGTAACATCTGGGTTTCCGCAATAACTACATAGATCAAGCTTTATTGGCTCATCTAAATAATTTTCATATTTCTTTATCAGTTCCTTTAGTTCTCCCTTACCATTTTGTTTATCGGTGAAATACATCATCCGATTCTCAACAATATCGCGGAGATCATTCAGCACCAAGTTCACGGAGAACTCTTCTGGCTTCTTCAATTTTTCTTTGTTTGACATCTTCTTCCTTTTGTTCAAGGGATTTATTATATTCAACCATCTTAGCTTCATATGTCGCTAGATTTATTGGATATCTTTTTAGGGCAGCTTTATACCGCTTGAGTTTCTTATCATATTCTGGATCAACCACCTCGATATTGTCAGAATATTTAACATATAATGACAGTTCAACGTCCTCGTAATAAAAATCAACATCGACATCGATATATACTTTATCTTTATCTAACGCACCGATCTGAGGATATGCTGTTCCCAACTTAACCATTAGCTCGGATATTGTATATGTGGGAACACCACCATAGTAACCATCGTATAATTTTACAGACGGTGTTTCACTTATGGTTTTGCTAGGCTCTTTAGGCTTTGTTGGTTTTTTGGGCTTGTTCATTTTTAATAGCGTTTTTGTTTGATGCGATAGTTAAATGAAATCCAAAGAAGTTTTTCTCTTTAACTTTTAAATCACGTTTAATTTGTGCAGCACGGTTGCATTCGAATGGCATCCAATAGTTAACAAACCATGAACCACCTTTGATAATTTCACCTGAGTAAAATACTTTCACCTTTTCTCCTGCGAACTTCTTAGAAGCCTTGCAGATTTTATCACCATGGATATTAGGAAGAGTTACAGACAAGTGAGGTGAATACATTGGAGTTGATAACTCTAAGCAATTGTATGTTCCCCTACGGACATGCCAATAGTAGTATTCGAGGAAATCCCTTTCGATCCGAATCTTTAATCCATTGTGGTAGTAAAATTGTGTATTATATACGAACATTCCCTATACATACATTATCCATCATCAGAGTCAAGTTTATTTTTAAGTAGTTCCAGAGCTTCCCGCTTTATGCGAAACATTTCTTCTTGTTCAGTTTTAGTGAACACATCGAACTCTACTTTAAATACGCGACCACTAAAATTCTCCTTAGTTAATCTNAATTTATCACGTCTTGGNTTATTATCACCTTTGATCTTATATGTTTTATCTCCATTGGGTAATACCTCATCAATTGCTTCGATTCTATGAATCAGTGCCTTATATTTAGTAATACCNNCATCGTAATATTCTAGGAGTAATTTTGGAGAGTAAACAATAATATCTCCAACTTTTAGATCGACATATGGGTATAGTTCATTAACGTATGCAACATCTCCAACACTTAGACATGGTTCCATTGATCCCGTATCAGGCAATAGGGCAGAATATGTCCCAACAGGGTGATCATACACCTTACCTAATCTATGTGCTCCAACTATATCAACATAGTTATTGGACGGAGTATCCGAATTAGATAGGAAATGGAGGTTGACAGCTGCAACCAATGCGAGTAGGATGAATAATTTAAATTTCATAATGGCGTTTATATAGAGTCATTATCAATTGATCAAGCATAAAATTACATAAATAATTAGACTATGAAAAGTTTCAAACTATTTCTTGAAGAAGATAGCTCACCGAACAAAGAATTCTCAGACTTCTATGGTGATATCTCAGACCAAGATAAAAAAATCCACCCAAAATTTCGAGGGAAGAATGTCATCTGGTATGCATATGATAAAGAGCGAACACGAAAAGTATATCCAAGATATGTCTCAGCACGAGAAGATAATATTTTTGATCAAGCGAAATTAAATGCAGTTGCCAGACATGTCAAGACATCATTTGATAGTGTAGAGTTATTCACACCAGTTGCTGATGAACGGGTGATCGATATCGAATATATTCAACTTACACTTAAAGCTAATAAGGATGATCGCCTACAATCGGAATACGCATTAGATGAACCATTTACAACAGGTGATGATGAAGTAGATGACTTCCTGACCGACGAAGAAGCATGGTTCGAAGAAAATTCATATGTTGAATATGAAGATATGTTAACATATGTTAATAATCGCGACAAGCTTGAATCTGATTACAAAGAAGGCAACGTTGACGAAGATAGTTACGAGTTAATGACAGATGCACTTGAACAATATGATCATATTCTAAACGAAATTGAACGAGTTAAAGAAAACCAATCGGGTGATATGGGTCAAAGGTGGTATGTGCTACGTGATGGCAATCATAGAGGACTCGGAGCAATTAAAGGTGGGGAACCATTTATTTACATAACAATATCAAAAAATTCATACAATGAGCGATAAAGATACAACATTAATTTGGGAAGCATATACAGACGATAAATCTGCTAGGAAGTTTATTAAACCTGAATCATTAAACCAAATAGGAGGATTTAAGAGTCGTTCAATTTTAGTTGAAATACCTTTAGATGATTTCCTAATCTTAGCTGATCCCCTTCCAGAACATCTAATTCGTCCAGATGCAGAGAATTACTTTAAAAAACATAAGATATTTGAAGATGTCCCATTGTTAATTACTGATGGGGAAAGGGTAAAGGGACATGAGGGCAGACACCGTGCATTACTATTTAAAAAAATGGGGATGGAAACAATGCCAGTCGAATTCCGTGATTACAGTATTAGATGGGATGAAACTGATCCGAGTGAATACCCAGATTATATAATTAGCGAAAAATCAAGAAAAAGTGTTTTGACTATCCTATCAATGATCGTCAGACATGGGAGAAATTAAGAGAAACACAAAATACAAATTTAATATGAGCGATAAAGATACAACATTAATTTGGGAAGCATACGTTGACGATGATGGTTTTAATTCCAAGTGGAATAAGGCATTGTCCGAATCGGATGAATTGAGCACAGGTGTAGACCTGATGAAGAAACTAAAAGAAGCACAACCAGATGGGGAAGTATACATTGTGGGTGGGGTTGCTCGTGATATCCTTATGGGTGGTGAAATCGATGATGTCGATCTTGCTACTAACATGAATATCGAGGAACTTGCTGAAGATGGTTTCAAGGTGGCTAACATCTCTAAGAATGACTCACAACCCGTTTACGCTATCACTTGGGGTGATTGGGTGTATGACTTGGCTTTGTTCCGTATTGACTCTAAGGACACAGATAGGAAGAGTAATATCCCTACTGCAACTGACAGTTTTGAAGCAGACACTGCTAGACGTGATCTAACTATCAATTCATTTGGTATTGATGAAGAAGGTCGTGTCCATGACTTCCAAGGTGGTATTGATGATATCAAGAATAAAATCATTCGCGCAGTTGGTAATCCAAAGGAACGTTTTAAAGAAGATGCTACTCGTATCTTGAGAACTTTCCGATTTGCAGCTAAGACTGGTTTTAAACTTGATGAAGAAACTCGTCAAGCAGCAATCGAACTTAAAGATTCTCTGAATGATTCTAGTGCAATCTCAAATGAGAGTATCGCTAAGGAATTCTACAAGTCTGCTAAGAGTGGTCCAACACTTGCAGCATTCGTAGAAAAACTTCTTGATGCTGGTATTCTTGGAAATGTTCTTCCAGAATTTACTGCAATGGATGGAATGACTCACGATCCACAACATCACCCAGAAGGTGGTTCAACTGTGATCGGACACATTCTTGAAACTCTTAAAGCATCACCATACACTGATCCAGTTCAGAATCTTGCAATTCTTTTCCACGATCTAGGTAAGGCTGTTACTAGAGGAACCAAAGATAATGGTACAATCTTCATACCACGGTCATGAAGGTGCGGGTGTTCCAATTGTTAAGGAAATCTTTAACCGATTGAAGTTCAATGAGTTGGGTGCTCAAGATAAGAAACACATCTTATTTGCGGTAGCACGTCACATGTTGATTCACAATCTTGATCAATTATCACCTAAGAAATTACGTGAGATTGTTCTTGATGATGGTTGGGAAGTCTTGAAGGCAGTTGGATATGCTGATGAAGCATCTCGTGGTTCAGCATTATTTGATGAAGAAGAATTCAATGCAAAAATTGAACGTGCAGAAAATAAAGTTAAGGGATCACTTGGTGGCACTCGTAAAGAAGCTGACGCAAAGGTTAAGCAGTTTATTGACGGTCAAAAATTAATGAATTGGTTTCCTTTCCTTAAGAAGAATGGTATCTACATCGGTAAAGTATTACCTGTAGTCCAAGATTACATCGTTAATCAATTATCTGACGGTCAAGAAAATATTCACGACGATGTTATTGTAGATGTGGCATACAATGCGTTAAAGGATGCGCTCGAAAAGAATGGCGAAGATGTAGATGCAATCATGATGACACAATAAATTTAACGATTAGATTTATTTTATTGACACCCTAGCGGATATTCTGCTAGGGTGTTTTTTATGGATATATCAATCGAAAGACTTAAAGAATTTCTCACTGATGAACAACATGGGAAGTTAGACTTGGATACAATTACAATACCTGACGAAAGTGAGGATGGTGTGTTGTTTCATATAATGTTTTTACCTAGTGTAAATTTAGGTCCAAATTTCTGTAAATTGCTTAAATTACAATGTGAAGGTTTAGATCGTAGTGCAGGTGGTTTACCTAAATATAGAGTCCATTGTAATATTTACATTGACCGAGATTGTAAAGCCCGAATTCGGCTACAATTCAATGACTAAAATAACTCATTGTAATAATTACCACGATGTTTATATAGGTCGTCCTAGTAAATGGGGTAATCCCATTTGAGATAGGTAAGGATGGGACACGTTCAGAAGTAATTGAAAAATATCGTAATTGGTTGTTGACACAATCGGAACTTTTATCTTCACTTCATGAACTTGATGGAAAAATATTAGGATGCCATTGTAAGCCAAAAGCTTGTCATGGGGATGTCCTGATCGAACAAATAAATTTACGAAACAACTTGACAACAATACATAACCTGCTAAAACAAAGAGAGTATGAAACAAAAACTACAAAATCTAATTAACGAAGCTCGTAAGAATAAGGACAATGATACACGTATTGCTCTACAGACTGTTACAGCTACCATCCAAGAACTTGAAACTCGTGAGAATAAAACATTCTCTGATGATGAAATTTTAGTTATCATTAAGAAGGAGTATAATAAGTTTGTTGAAGGTGCTGAAGCAAAGGGTGTCGATGCGGATACTAAAGAAAAGTATGAAAATCAGGCGAAAGTCCTTGACAATCTTCTCCCTAAAGCATTAGATGATTCTAAATACGAGGGAATTGCTCAAGATTACATTAAGGAAGCTAACGCGACTACAATGCGAGACATGGGTAAGGTTCTTGGAAAAATCAAAAAAGATTTCGGAATTAGGGTTGACATGGGTAAGATGTCACCTATTGTGAAAGACCTACTAAACAAATAACAATCAAATAAAGGAAAAACAATGCGCATTCTAATTATGCTAATATTTGTCGCAGCAGCGATATACTTCTTGTGGAAATTCTACAATTCAACATGGCTCAACGAGTTTAAAGTTAACACATATGAAGATAATAGTGTTGACAGCATCAAGACTAACATCAAGAATGCAGAACAAGTTAAGGAAACCAATCTCAATTCAGCTTCCACTCTAGCTAAAACTAAGGAAGCAGAACTCAAAGAACTCAAAGAACTTCAAGGTTCTGATGAGGAAAAATAACTTTCTTATAACATTTCCGTTATAGAAAATAAACAATAAACATAAAACAAATAAAATATTATGACTATTAAACAAATCATCTTTGGTGCAGTTGCTGCAACTGTAGCCATCGTAACAGTAGCCTCTTTTAATGGGCTAGTCGGTAAGAATGACGACCAGAATTGGCAAGTTCTTCAATCAGTAACAGGTAAGATTACAGTCATCGATAAGGCTGGATACTACCTCAAGAAGTTCGGAACGGTTACAACCTATCCTCGTGCTGTCCAAGAGGCATTCGCACGTGATGAGGGTGAGTCAGTTCGAACAACCTTCAATGATGGTGGCACGGCTGAAGTTTCTACAATGATCCGTTATCAAACACCAACAATTGAGGACAGTCGTAAGAAGTTCCACCGTGACTTCTCTGGTAATATCTCAAATGCAAACACATCTGTTCGTGCTCACTTGATTAACGTCATTAAGGCAACTGGACCACTTATGTCTGCAACTGAGAATCAGGCTTCCCGTAAGTCAGAATTCACTGATGTTATCCTTGGTCAACTCCGTGATGGTCTCTATGAAATGCGCCGTAAGCGTATTGAAACAGGTAATGTAGATGAAAATGGTAAAGCTATTATGGTATATGCTACTGAAATCATTGAAACAAATGGTCTCCCAAACATCGCAGAATCATCACCACTTGCTGAATATGGTATCCAAGTTCTCCAATTCTCTACTACAGAAATTGATTATGATACAATGACTAAGAAGCAATTCGAAGCTAAGAAGACATCCTTCCTCGCAGCTGAACAATCCAAAGCTGAGCGTGAACAGGAAGTTCAACAACGTCTCATGATTATCGAAAAGGGTCTTCGTGAGAAGGCAGAAGTCGAAGCAGTCGCTAATAAGGAAAAGGCACAAGCTACAATTAATGCTCAACGTGAAAAGGAAGTTGCTGAAACAAATGCAGCACGAGTCCTAGCAGTTGCTCAACTTGATAAGGAAACAGCTGAAACAAAGGCAGCACAGGTTCTTGAAGTTGCAAAACTTGAGAAACAAGCAGCTACCGAAAATGCTGAAGCTATCCGAATCCTCGCAGCAGCGGAAGAAGAAAAGATTGCTAAGGCAGGTGCTATCACTGAAGAAGTTCGTGTCCTTGCGGAAATCGCAGCTAAGCGTGATGTTCAAGTCGCTGAATTCCTCTCACAAGTCAAGACACCAAGTGTTGTGATCGTGGGTGGTGAAGGTGAAGGACAAGGTTCATCTCTCCAAGATAACCTAGTTAACCTCCGATTGCTACAAAGCACAGGTGTCCTACCAAGTAGTGGTGTCGATGGTGACACATTCGTTAACTAAAATAAGTTAAAATAAATTCAAGCATCACATCATGAAATATTGGTGTGGTGCTTTCATAAAACTTGATTTAGTAAAAACCATATGATATAATTCTTACGTTCAACAATGAAGTTGGGCAAACTAGATATAGATAAACAATAAACCAAATAAATAAAATGAGTGATAATAATACAACAACAGCAAATGGAATTAAGGGAGCACTTGGTGCATCCCTCGCACGTAACGGAAGTAAGATTCGCGCAGATCGCGCAGGTCAAATCGCAGATGATGCTCGTATTGAGTTTCGTCGTAAGATTGAAGACCTTGATCGCGATATTCGTCGTCTTCGACGTGAAAAGGAATCTCTCCTTGATATGTCGCCTGATAACGAATTCAGCATCATCTCTGCAAAGAAGTTTGATGTGGATGAATTCATCAATCAGACTGTAAGCATCAAGAAGAATATCCACAATAAGCAGATTCTTTTCGATCTTCTTGTTGAGGAATATGAATTCCTCTTCGGTGAAACCCTCAACCTTCCTAACTAAAATGGGTGGTGGATTTTACAGTGCAAGCGCAAGTGTAGTGCGCAGAATGGATTCTGGTGCTTATACAAAAAGCGCACATGAATCCTTCACATCTCGGAATCTTAATGAAGAGATGAATCCAAAAGGCTTGGATTTCCGTGAAGCACGAGATTCGGAAGAACATCCAAATTCTCTACCAATCATTATTGGTCTCGACGTAACAGCATCTATGGGAAGTGTCCCACATGAGCTTATCAAAGACGGTCTCAACAAGATCATGGGGAATGTCATTCAAAACGGTATTCCTGATCCACAAGTATTGTTCTTGGGAATTGGTGATCATGAATGTGATCGTGCTCCACTTCAAGTAGGACAATTCGAATCCAGTGATGAACTGTGTGATGAATGGCTTAAGAAAGTCTACGTTGAGCGTGGTGGTGGTGGTAACGGTGGTGAATCATATCTCCTTGCGTGGTATGCAGCACGTTACACCCGAACAGATCAGTTCGAAAAGCGTGGTAAGAAGGGTTTCCTTTTCACTATCGGTGACGAACCAAATCTCCAATCTCTACCAAAAAATACTCAGGAAGCACTTATGGGTAATGGTAATTATGAAGATTTGACAGCTGATGACCTCCTTAAAGAAGCTTCTAAAATGTATGATGTATATCATATCAATGTGGAAACTTTCTCTGGTAGTCAAGATCGCGTTCAAGATGGTTGGAAACAAACTCTTCAAGATCATTTCGTAAGTGTGAAAAGTGCAGATGATGTGCCTTTTGCAATTGCAGAAATTATTGCGAAGCGTGATGGTCAAGGTGAAGTCGTTATTAAGGATGTAGCAGATATTGTTGCAAACGAAACAGAAGGTGTTACTAAGGTAGAATCTACTGCAATTGATGACGATAATCTAGGATTCATGTAATCGAAAGAAAAAAGTTATTATTAAGGGTTGACATTTAGGTGTCAGCCCTTTTTAATGCCCAATATGAAAAGAAAAATTGATATTGTATTAGGACTAGGTTGGGGTGATGAAGGCAAGGGTAAGACCGTTGATTGGTTATGCTCTCAGTCTAATAACCCATTGGTAGTTCGATTCTCTGGTGGTCAACAATGTGGACACACCGTTATGAACCAGTTTGGTAAGCATATCCATGCATCATTCCCATCTGGGGCATTGCGTGGATGTTATGGGTATATCACAAAGGATTGTGTTGTATCACCACTTCATATGTTTAATGAGTGGGAAGTGTTGAAGGATAATGTTGGTTATGACAAACCTCGTCTGAGTGTTCACCCATTGTGTCCCGTTACAACCCCATATGAAGTTGGTAGTAATCGAGCTACAGAAAAGGATAACAAACATGGCTCATGTGGAATGGGTGTTGGTGCTACAATGCAACGAGAAAATACTACCCCACATAAATTACGAGTAATTGATTTACTAAATGATTTTGTTTTTGAAAATAAAATGTCCGAACTTAGACATTACTATGATTTCAAACAATGTTGGTATGATGAGTGCGTCGAGGATCATGAGAAATTTCTTGATGCAGTTAAATGGTTCCGTGAAAATATTAGTGTAAATACTGGCAATTACCTACATATGGAGAATCACCTTATCTTTGAAGGGTCTCAGGGAATTATGTTAGATAAAGACTTTGGAGTTTTCCCACATGTCACGTATGCTAATACAACCAGTAAAAATGTTTGGCAATATATTTCAAAGAAGTATGATGATATCACGAAACATTATGTGACACGTGCATATGCTACCCGACATGGAAATGGACCATTCTTATCTGGGGAAGGTGATATTACATTAAGAAATACTGAAGAAGAAATTAATGTAACCAATGAATGGCAAGGTGATTTTAGGGTTGCTCCATTAGATGTCAGTCTATTACAACATGCAATCGATTGTGATGAATCAGTGTCTCCTGTATGTGCGAGCAATATATACGTCAACGGATTGGATCAAATTAATTACGAAAGTGCAGAAAAAGTTGTTGACACGGTGCGGAAAACACTTAATGTTGCCAATATATTTAAATCTTATCACCCACGAACCAATTACGAACTATGAGCATCCCACAAACTGAACAACCAATAGAATTACCATGTGCATCATCTTTTGCACAAGATTATTTCTATGGTAAAAAAGAAGATAGGGATGATAACTTCGATGAAGAAAATCTTACTGATGAGGAATGGGATGAAATAACAAGAGGAAGGGAATAAATTATGATTGATAACTATGACAAAATTTTACCACTGCTAGAGTTTGATCCAAAAGGTCAACCAGCAGATACATTCTACTATGGCTTCATTTGCCGTAGGCGTAAAGAGAATCCAAACATTGGTTCAGAAAATGTAGTTCTACGTGACTATTATTTCGACAATGAGAAGAAATTCCTTGACAAGAAGGAAGAGATCGATTTGTTTTGTAAGACATTCAATGCTAGAATGTATCTTAACTTGAACAAACGCTCATATAACGCTGTTATGTTGGAAAGCCTTACCCTACTATCAGAATACATTAAGAAGAACTCTCCGCAAGCCACAAAGGGTTTATTCACTACTGCGTGTGGTCGAACACATGCACAAAAGGATAAGAGATGGATTTTAGATGTTGACGTGAAGGATGAAGAGTTTATCCAAAAGGTGTTGACTCACATTGAAGGTATTCGCCCATTGGGTGATAAACTTATTGCTCGACTTCCTACAAAGAATGGTGTTCACTTGATTTGTAAACCATTTGATCTAAGCCAATTCGAATTTGGTGAAACTAAATGTGGAAACGGACAAGACCCATATGAAGTTGGCATCCACAAAAACAACCCAACGGTTTTATATGCAATATAATTTCTATTAAAGAAAACTAACAATAATAACAACAAGAAAGTAATAACATGAAAAAAGTAATACAACGAATCCTCCGCAGTCTCCTTGGTTTGGTCGAGAACCCTTCCTCTGAAATTGATGGAACACTCAAGTCATACCACAGTAAGATTAAGGAAATTGATCAAGCTAATGGACGACTCACTAAAACAAGGTCTGAGATTGAGGCACAACTTGCTACACTCGAAAAAACCTTTTCTGAAGATTCCGAAGATAAAGACTTCGTTGAATCTGAATTGAAAGAATTCCGCGAATTCCTCGCAGAAGTTAACAAGCAAATCGAATTGAATGATCGTGCTCGCCTGAAGTTGGAGCGTGGTAATCTTAAGGTTGGATTCCTACGTGATACGTTCGACATCCGCGAAAAGATTGCTAAGACAAATCTTGGTAAGTCTAAGGTTGCTCTTCCAGACTTCGACTCGGACATTGATCGTCTTCGCAAATAAACTAAGTAAAATAATATGAATCTTAAGAAAGAAGAATTAGAACAAGGTCTTAATCAAGCTCAAATCGAGCCTGAAAAGGCAAAGGAAGCTATCAGCTATTTGGAACAGTTGGTAGAGGATAAGAAGAAAGACCCATCTGAGAAGAAGGAATATCGCCTTGTAGGTATTGTATACAAGGGACAAGAATCTCTTCCAATCGATGAACGTCCTATCATTATCCTAAAGCGTGAGGTGACTGATGAACCTGTTGAAAAAGTTATCGATGATATCAAATCAGCAGCTATCGCTCACAACACTGGTAAGAAGACAAAGAAGAATCCAGTCGAAACCGTTAACGGAACATTGTTTGAATGCACAGCGAAGAATCTTCGTGAGAATGATGTCAATGTTCAATATGATGGTCAACTGTATGTGATCGAAGTCGATCCTGATTTGAATCTACCACAAGACGTTTAGATATCATAATTATAATATAATAAACAAAAAACCCTCAGATTAATTTCTGAGGGTTTTTTTATTAAGAACTATGAGTTGACCACCGAGCGGTTAGCAAATGCCATGGACTTGAGCAATTATGATAACTCATACATGATCGAATACCTTCATTTACTTTCTCCATATATTCTACATATGTTAAATCAACCATTTCTAATAACTTCCCTTCGGAACCTTCTACATACTTATCCGCACCTTTATTAGTAGCACTAGCTGAACCATAATAAACTTTTTGGACATTGGTGAAATTATTTTTAACATCAGCTGGACTATCTTTAAGTTCAACAAATTTACTTCCTGCCATAATCATATTTGCACCCGCAACAAGTGCTTTACAGTAATCACCTGTTTCACGGATACCACCATCAGCAATGATAGGAACCATGCTACGCTTAGAACAATCTAACACCGTAGAGAACATTGGAGAACCCACACCAGTTGTGTTGTATGTTGTGCAAGCCTTACCCATAGATAAGCCCACTTTAACAACGTCTGCACCCCAACTACCCAAGTCTTCACATGCGCGTGGTGTGCATACATTACCTGCGATAATACGAGTGTTTGGTAATTTATGTTTGATATATGAAATCATCTCTTTCATTAACACTGAATGCCCAAATGCAATATCGATTGTAATAAAATCAACAATGTATCCCATATGAGATATCTGGGAGATAAGCTCATAATCTCGATCCTTGACCCCCACACTAATACTTAGTGGGAACCTGCTATCTTGTTTATCTCCAACCCATTTAAGGATGTCGTGATATTCATAGAATCTATGTAGGATGTAGAAATATCCTGATTTACCCAATTCCTCCGCTTTATCGAAATCAATGGAACACGCCATGTTAGCTGGGACCAATGCTGATTTGAATTTATATCCATATAATTCAATATCTGATGAAATATCATCACGTGATCGAATATCTGAATATACAGGATTATCTAATACTATATCTTTATAATGTAGTTTAATTTGCATAGATATGTAGTATAACAAAAAAGCACCCTGATATCAAGGTGCTTTTTGAATTATTTTATCTATCGCGACAACATGACGCGATAATTGTCGCGATTAATGTTTCTTTCGAATGAAGAAGTGACCCCATTCATCTCGATATTCATCAACGAAGAATTTCATCTTAACATAATCTTTACAAGATATACCTTCTAAACCGCTTCCAGTTTGAGGATTGATCCAGTTTTCAATATCTTTTTTCTGATTATTACACTTCTTACATGTTAATGTTTTATTGAAGTCTTCATCATTATGAGATTTACTCTTAGGATCAATATGCTCGATACTTAGATCACGTCTACGAAACTTTTGTTTACTAGATTTGACACGTATTGTTAAAGTGTTTACAAAGGTCTTCTAAGGTAACATCAGTCTTCATTAGGGTGCATGAGTCCATAAACTTACCATTCATGATAATGATACTAGGCAATACCATTGTTTTATTGACAGTTGTGATCAATGGCATATTCTTAAACATCTGTTCAGATGGCATTCCAAACCAGTCTACAGATTTGATTGCCCTGAAGGTATTGTCTAGACCATCAGCCTTATGTTCCCTTGTCATTAATTCCGCACATCTACGTTTGGAAATAAAGTGTTTGGGCATCCAGCTTGGGTCTAACACTAATGTTGTTTGTTGTGCTAAACTATTCATTTCGGGAGACTACTATATATCTTCACGTTGATCAAGCCTTTTATTATATTTTTCAAATAAAAAATGCTTCTTAAATGCTTCAGCAGAAACCTCATCGAATTCCTCGGTATCGACATTAGTAATGTAGAAAATAGTAGAGTTGGTATATCTCTTAATGGGATTCTTTATTCGCTTATCTCCCCATTTCTTAAGATCGGTTGTTATACACCCGAATCTATCATTCTCAGTATCCGCAACATGGTATACCCAAAGATTATCCGTGTCATCGTGTTTACCTAAAATGTCAATAATACAATCGGTGTGCGTTAACAAGAATTCTAAATAAACTTCAACTAATGAATTTTCATCATTGATATAATATAATTGGTTGATATCTTCTCCACTCATACTAATATTTATAATGGAAAATATATCAAATCAACTATTAATTTGGGGGAGCCGTGTTTCCTGATCCAGTATCAACTCCACCATGAGTATGATTCTCTAGGCTAACCCCCGAACCTACGACATCATTAATAACCGTAAGTGGACCATACATAGTCGCTGCCTGAGAACCTATCGTTCCTTGGGTGAGTGGACCATCTAATAAAATAACGCCATGTAGCCCAATTGTAGGTGCAGTCATATCTATTGATTCCCCAGCAGTTACATTACATGCTTTCCCAACACTAATATTAGCATCACCCATAACCGTGATGTTCATATTACCACCAACATATAGTGTTTTGTTTTGATTTACATGTTTGGAATCATCTTTACGGATAGTCTCATTATTTTCACCATCTGTTAATTTGTTAGCATTTCCAACATTATATTCAATTGTTTCATCGTTATCCCAAACTTGAAAACTACCGTTGTATTGAGAAATATTAATACTCTCATTGTTGTCAGAATTTACTATCTCAATGACACCACCCCTTTGAGAAACTACCATCTTATTTTGATAGTCATCATTAGGTGAGTCAACATTATCTTGTCGTGATTTGTTTTCTAATTGATCTGGATAATCCGAGCTATCGCTTATAGTATCCCAATCCCCCTTAGCATATGATACTGCAAAGTAAATGGGTCTATTTGAGTCTCCACCTTCGAAGAACACCCAAACCTTAGCACCCACCTTTGGAACGCTAAATAAACCCTTTGATGCGTTTGAATACCCTTTAGGAGAATATGTTTTATCATATGCATCCGAGGAATTAATTGAATCAGATGGTTTGCCACCTACACGAGATGAGTCATCTCCATTAGATGTCTCACTAGTCTGGGCATTATAATAACCGCTACCAACCTCACCCATAATTGGTGAGGCACAGTTAGCCCATGGTAAATTATTTTTTACTGAATCTAATACAGCAGATATAGTATCATCCGATAAGTCAAAGAAACTCTTATCCTTATTTTCAGCATCCCAACCTTCATATAGGTTCATGGATAGATAAGGAACGAATACCTTAACTCGACCACGTTGTTTAGGATCATTATTTTGGACAACAATCCCTAGATGATTGCCATATACCTTAGACATTATCGTTCTTGGATTCGGAAGAAGCTACCTATCTCGGCTTCGATATCAGTAACAGCTACCTCATTATGTCTCACTTCCACATACATATAATCATTTAGATCAAGGGTGAGTCCAATATTAAGGGTAAAATAAGCTACGTTTCTACCTCCTTGTAGATTATTAACAACTCTCGTTAGAGTAGTATATTCAAGCTCGACAAATGCACTTGTAGCATCATCCCATTTACGTAACTTAACGGATATCGAGTCATTAGCTGCACTCTCAAGAACTAAACTAGCAGTTACTTCATAATCTCGTGGTGTATTACCAAGGTGTCTCAATTGCCCATTCGCAGGAGAATCAAAGTGTTGTAAATCGGTAGTTAACCAAGTTCCAGCTAAGGGATACCAAGTATTCGTTAGCAGAATAGATGTTGGAGCTTCAACTGTGAGACTTGCTGTTCCACCAACAAATGTATTAGGCAATCCTTGATTACCCTTCCACGAACATTCTAGGTCTGATCGTGTAAGATTCGGAGTAAGATTACTATCTTCTGGATCAAAAGTCCCGTTACGGGATATCAACATTTTCTCTAACTGAATAGTAGATGGGTTGGTGAAATTTGATGGAGCGAAATCTGTAAATGCAGCAAGTGCTGGTAGATCAATATTTTGGTTTGATCTAAAGCGCGAAGCCATAGAAAATCCAGCACCTGCTTTGTATAACGGGGTTGTCATACCAGCGTTGAGTGAGCGAACAATTGAATTATCGATAAAGAATCCACCTAACCAAGTTCCAGTAAGGGTTAAAGAAGGTCTCCCACCAAATCTCCCTGTCCCAGATTCAAGTCCTTGTCTATAATTATCAATCTCACCCATTGATGTGCAATCGTTCCAATTCACCCGTTCGAATTCAATTGCTTCGAATCCAGTTGCTCCGACTAGATCGAAAACTTGGGAAGATGGACCATTTGTAGTCATTGCTAAATCTTTAACCAATACATTACCACTACCACCCACTGGTGATGTAAGTAACGTATATGTCGCAGCATTTGTTATGAGTTGCGATGTGTCGAAGGTTGATCCCACCAGACTTAACCCACCAACTGGAACTTCAATACTTTGGCTCCCCATATCAATAATTCCGTCAATATAATATGTCAATTCACTAGATAGTGTTCCAGCGAGGTCACTTGCTTGTTTAACAATAACGGTATACTCAGCAGTATCAGCTGTTAATACAAATTCATCTACACCTAAATCATTAAATGTATCTGCATCAGTTGCATCCCCTGTTAATACAAATTCCTCTACATTCAATCCAGTAAATGTAAATGCATCGATAGTATAGTTACCCAATTGTCCGAAACCATCCAACTGTGGAGTTCCGTTTATTAGACCATATGACGATGTTTTTAAAAAGTCATTCGAATCTAATCCATCCAATGTTTCAGCATCCACGTTAGTTAATCCCGAACCATCCGCATCAAGTGTTGCAGTTACGATAAGGTTATCTACAGTAAGGTTAGCGATAGCATTATTAACGATAAGGTTATCTACATCAATATTAGTCACAGATAATGATGCAATAACACCACTCACATCAATATTTTCAGTAACTAATGTCCCAATAAGATTGAAATCCCCTTCAAACGGGTTGTCTGAGGATGCTATTGGGTCACTAGCACTCTCTGGATAACCAGATGATGGATTAGTGTGGTGATTCTTTGAATGTAATTTTGAGTGAAATCTAGACATATTATTTTAGTGTTTTAATTATTTATATGATTAGTGTATTAGTATCGCTATCTGTTAACTCAAACTCCAATAGTTCTTTAATCGCTAACTGGATTTCCAGAATACGTTCAAACGATTTTGAGAATAGCTGATATGAGAATACTTCATTTTGTCCCGCATATAAGGAAACAGTAGCGAATGTATTTGAGTTGGCTTGATTAAGTAAATGGGAATATTCGATAAACCCATTTTCTTCCGTGGTCACAACCCCATTGAATATAATACTATTATATAGAAGGATAGTATTGAAGGATAGCTTCTGTAATACAGAATTAAATACAAAGTCTTGCTCTAGCTCTAAATTATTGATTTGTAGATCGTCTATATTTACAATATCCTCCATATTTACAGTATCGTAAATGTCCACGAACTGTAGAGCATCTACTGCATTATGTAATCGATATTCATCAAGTATATACACATCATCCTGATCACCTATAGCCTTCACCGCAATACTTAAGTATGGGTCACTATGTGGCGCAGATAACTTGAAATATCCAATCTCACTCTTACCACTAAGATCAACTTTAACTACATGTTCAGCCGTTAGTAGATACACAACACCCGCATCTACTTCTGATTCTATAAATTTAAAGTATTCTTCCTCAGCGAAATTAGCTAATGTGAAACTTTCAATATAGACTAATGATTTATTGTATATAGATATGGTATGATCCGTCAAAATATAAACCAAATNCCCCACAACTAAAATAGTCATTTGGGTTAGATTCATTTAATGTTGTTGTTGATACAATATTGAAGTCTCGATTATAATGAATTAACTCAGATGGTGTAACAGCATATACAGACGAAGTTGTGATAGCAACCTCAATAATACCATCTAACTTTGAGAAGTGTTTGATATATTTAATATCATCGATCAGTTCATCACCATTAACAAATGAGTTAATATCATACACGACCATTACACCATAGTTGGAGTCATAAACATATATACGATTATTGTATAATGTAACTGACGTAATATTAATATATAGTTGGCTACTCACACTGTTAATAGTTGTATATGAAGTTTCCAATGTAAGCGTGTTACCTGATTCATTATATACCCAGAAATCAATTGAATCGATCTTTGATGCGATGAATAAAATATCCCCATTAATCTTATCAACTACATTGATAAACTTGTAATTATGGGCAGTTGGAGTTTCAGAATCATTGATTCCCTTCCTATCCCCATCACCAAAATCATAAAAATAATCATTAGCGATAGGTGATCTATTGTCAACAACTGTAGCCGACTCTAGAAGGTAATGGAAATTCTCATCCAATTTACTTATAACCTTATTGAACTCAGTATTACTTGCTGTAGTATTGAGTGGAACTCGGATACTATTGGAATCGTTAGGTAACGATAATATTGTTGTTGGTAATCTATATGTCATTATTCAAATGTGCTTTCATTGATTCGTAAGTTGATGAATGTTTCATCAAATACCGTATTGATCTTATCAGTAACATCAGCAGCTTGCTCTTCAGTTAATTCAGTTCCACGGATAACTATGTTACCGTATTCACTCTTTCGGATATTCTTATTTTGGTTATAAAATCCTGCAATTTCTTCGATATATGATCTATTCTGAATAGGTATGATCAACGAGCATGTTCCAGCGTCACGCTTGGTTCTAATGTAATTCCAAACATCATATACGTTAAACAATGTATCATAAAATACTAATCTATCCAATGTGAAGTTACCACATATCATATCATTATTTCCCCCAATTACAACATCATCTAAGCTACGCTCAGCATCAAAACTAGGAACTCCAACGAAAATCTTATTATCTCGAAGAGTGTTTGAGAATCTATATGTATCATTGTCGAATTGATATAAGTTGACTAAACTACCGTTACAGTAAATACCAATCATACCATATTTATTACTGAATACACAAGAAAGGTAACAATCCTTATCTTGGTTGATTAACTTATCGTCAATATCAAACGTGATGGTATTATACACACTTGCATCAAATACACTAAAGAGTTGGAATTCAACACTTAGACCACGTTCATAAAACTTAGTGTAATAAATACTACTATCTTTGACTAATCCACCAGTTAAGGTTTTAGTGATAGTATCAAGAAGGTTCAATTCCATATCATATCTATAGATAACGTTAGTTGAACCATCCTTATCCAATACATCGATATATTCAGTTACGATACCGTTACGCAAGTATCTACCCTGCCCTAGTAATTCGACGTTACCATCTAATTCGATTGTGGTTGATCCAACAACCTTTGCAATAAATGATGTATCAACCTTAATTAAGTCAGCTGTGTTATCACCATTATCCTTCAATGCGTATATAGTGCTTGAGGATGTAACAACCATATCAACCATAGTTTCATTGGTTGAGATAATTGGAGTCGCTAAATCATTGTAGAAAATACTATTGCCATCCAACACGTATATATTCCCAAGATCGTCATAGTCGATATAGTCACCTTGCTTACCAATAACCTCACCCTCAAATGTTTTTATGAGGTTATCACCAGACGCAGAGGATGAGTATAGTTGGAGTGTGTCAGTTTCAAGGAAGTATTGGTAAATATCAAACAACGAATCAATAACAAACAATGAATCTGTTGATCTATCATATGTGAAATGCTGAGCGGTTATTCCAGATAATTCAGTCGATACACTCGATATAAAACCATCCTCATTAATAGCATATAATACCTTATTGACATCTTCAACAAATAACTTTTTGAAATTATCTGTAGGAATGATTGTCTTAACTGTAGTTCCGATATCTACGGTTCTGATTATATTATAATCATAATCATATGTGTCAACATTAGTTCCGTTGATTGCATAACAATAAGGTGAGTAGTTTTTATCAACTACCATAGAAATATTTGTGTTAGTGAATATTGTGTTACCCACAAATGTATTAGTATTGAAATCACCTAAATCAATACCGATAGTAAATTCCGAATCATTTTCACTCGTATCTGTTAATAGAACCTCCGTTGTCTCGAAGTCCATTTCAACGTTAGATGTTTCAACCAATACCTTACCCTCGTTATCAGCAATTAAATCAGTAGCCTTATCCTTACCGATGCGATCATAAATATACGCACCATTTTCACGGATCGTTACTTTACTCAACACATCGAATATACCGATATCTCTATTAAAGCTATCATAGTAATCCCCATATACGCCGAGGAAGTTATGTGTTGTGCTGAATGATTCCAAATCTTTCAGTTTGTTATTCCACGCTTCAATCGATAACGCATCTAATTTAGTAACAACATCAGGATTATAATATCTATCCAACCACACCGAGCTTGCTGGTCGTAGTGGATTAAAGAATAACCATGTGCAAAGATACACACTACCATCCGCATGTGGAGAAATACCAACCTTGCGGATATCTTGTCCGATATATGACTTCATGTAAATTCTATCCGAATTAGCAGGAGAGTTACCACCGATAGCACCATTATCAATCAATGTGCAATCATTGATGTTGATTTGCTCATATCCACGCAACTTATATGGGACATTGAAATATGATTGTTTGTCTGGAACAAAATTGTATTTGTAATGACCACTATTGTAGTTCATTACTATGTTAGTATAGCCCGAATCCCCACGCATACCTGTATTAATGGAAGAGTAGTCTCTACTATACAAATTCTTGTCAATATTGAGTAAAGAGTATTCACCATCATATGTAACGTTACTCTTTAGATTAATAAAGTTGGAATTCTTTTCATCAGCAGATGCGAAGTTATGAGTAACCATTCCCATATTATCTACTGGATATACATTGCTGATTTTATTTGATTCATCGTAATACGGGACAAATGATTCCAATATAGGTTCCGATTCCTCCAATGCGTTCTTATTACCTACGGTAAATATATTGGTTTGATCCAATGGCTCAGTTAGTGGGAATGGAGTTAGTTCGATAACCTCAGTATCTGCATTGATCACGAAAATGCCAACCTCATTCAATATGAGCATAATAGTCTTATTTACACTATTATATGAGTATGCAAACACCGAGTATGTGTCATCCTCGGTTGATTCAAATGTGAACAAACCTGATCCAGTATTATACGTTAGATATTCGATACCACCGTCAACACCTTTAATAATATTACATTCAGTGCGTGTTTTAAATTGAATATAGAAATAGAAATCAGGATCGGATTCATCAAATTCGATTGATACATCTAGCGCACCATTATTATATTTCCAAAATATATTTGAGAAATTAATTGGTGTGTTTAATGAGTAAGTAGTTAAATCAGGCGCATCCTCATCTCCCTCACCAATTGCGATGATATCTGTATTACTATTATCATCGATGGCTGTAGCAGATAGTAATTCGACTTCACTATAATCGTTTAATGCCAATGCATCATATGTTACGTCAAGTATACCTGATTTGATATCACGAATATCTTTATAAATATCCGAGTTAAATCTATTCTTTGTTAGAATGTATGCCGAATTGCGAGCATTAGTATAGTATATTGGATCATCTAACGAATCTGCAAGTGTAAATGAGTATCCCGAATACGAAGGGTATTCTTCGGATTTATATTCTACATCCCCAACATAACTTAAGTTAAATGGTTCGGTGTTGTCTGAACTGACTGTAATTATTTCACTCATATGTTAAATATTTATCACAGAAATCGCAGTTATCGAGTCTGACGCTCTAGTATTAAGATAAAATATTGCTTTTTTCTCGTTTATACCAGTGGATGCGTTAGGAGATGTTATAATTCTAGTATCTAACATTTCGATCTTACCATATCTATTACCAATATCCACATTGCGAAGAAGGACATCGATTATAATACTATACGTTATACCGCTTGCGGAATACATTACGATCTCTATTGGGGTTGGGATAGCCAACCCAATACCCCCCGACTCTAACCTAGCAGTCGTAGGAACCATATTAATAGGAGATAATGGGAAATTAGGGTTATATACTTCACCAACATTATCGGAATCTAGAATATTTACAGTAGTCACCTTATTATTAATAGTGAATTCAATTTTATATATAGGTTCAGTTGCTGGAACTAGGGTATTAAAATCATTGATATTTAAGAAATCCAATTCAATCTCACATGGTGAGTATATAACTTCAGTCTCAAATTCATATAATATTGTATTATCAGATGATGCAGATAATGTAGGTATGGCAGTATCCAATAATTCACCCAATGAGTATTGTAGATTTGGATGCGATACTGTTTCCACCTCACCTGTATCATTATCATAAAAAGATTTTTCCTCAGTATTATGATATGGTATATCCGCACTATTCATCGCACTAAGTTCTGTGTCATAGTAAACTAACTCCGTGTCAAAATCATAAAAACCGATTTCATCATCGATCACCCCACTCAGTGGATATGTAGAATCCTCACGAACCTCTAATTGGCTAGGTATCCAAACTTTGCAGTATTTTTCACTAAGAGTATTCTTACCAACTGTCTCGTATTTAACAAGACCAAGTGAGATATTATTACCAGTGTCCGTCAACATGAACGATACATATATAGTAGAATTATCTTCGATAATAGTCGGTCTAGATATAGTCTTCCAGTCTAACGGATGATCAACATTATTATCAACATTATCAATAATATCCATAGACACGGATACATTTGAGTTAATGTCTAACCTATAAATGGTTGGAATGATTTCATTGACATCAGATATCTCAACATCAGCGTAATACACCTCAGTCGATTTAATATTCCATAATAAACTAGACTTATGTTTGAGATCGTTATAGTTATCAGTGATATTACTAAATCCACCAAACTGCAATATACCATCATCGTAAATAACTTTAGACGTTATGATTTCATTAACAGTATGAATCATCACAATATCGTTTGTTATATTAATATCAATAACACCATCAGTCAAACTATCGATAGCAAATGAATCAAATGAATCGATAGTTGAGCTAGTTGCATCTCTAACTACAATTCGACCTTCAGTATAGTAATTTTCATTACACGGATTTATATTCCTCAATATCGGAACTTAATTCATCAGTATATATAGTATCAAACCCCTCTATCTCCAATGTATGATATTCGACATCATCTAATCCGAAATCTAGCAAATGTTTACGATTAGTATTGGTAGTCTCACTCCCACCAATATAGAAACCAGCTACAATTTCGCTGTCGATTAGATCGATAGCTTTTAAATCATCGATAGCCGTTAGCCTTTGACCAAGCATTAGGAACTCCGCAGTAGCATCACCACCCACGAATGTCCGTAGTGGGTAAATATTATTTTGGTTGGTGTTTAAAGTATTTTTAGTCTTCTTAATGAGATAATATTCGTTACCGTAAATGTCCATACTGAATTTATATACACTTTCATTATCGCCAAGATGGAAGAAGAATTCATTCTTAACATCATCATCTAATATAATGTCATCGAATTTAGGGAAAACGTCCTCATTCGCCCATACAACACCATCCCAGATTTGGATATTATCAGTAGATCGCTCAACCCCACCAGAGGCATCACCCAAGTTAGTATCACGAGACTGGTAGCCATGTAATCGCTTCAGGCGGGAGTTTGTCACTGGTTTGTCACTTAGTCCCTGTTTAGATGGATCATACTTATTCCAGAAGTTATAGTCCAAGTAATCCTCACTTAAATATACAGCTGGCTTATTGATTAATTCCGTCAACTCAGATGTATCCTTTAAGCTCACCCCAGCTGGTGAGAAATAGTTACTTGAATAGATATATCTACTTGTGAAATAATATCCAATCTCTTTATCTGTTAATAGATTAGTGTTGTCGGAAATACGTGAAATTAATGGGCTATGTCTATTAGCATGATCATAAAAAGGTGTAGTTGACTTGACTGGATATGCGACACCATTTTCGTAATATACATTATCCGTGCTGACATATTCCGCATACAAGTCCTTCTTTAATTCATCAATAATTTTAGTTTCATCCCGATAATATTCAGTGAATCCCGATAAAGGAATAGCACTTAAATCATAATCACTAGTATCTTTAGGGAATGTAGTTGGATCAACTAACACTTCATCTTGACCATAGTAATTGAGATCATACATACCATTGTATTCAATCTCGAAATTTTGTTGAAACTCATCACGATCTTGAAAATCCTGTTTATACTTCTGGAAAGTATTTTCATTCTTAGTATAATTATCAATAATATACTCCGAAATAATATTTTCCAAATAGATACTTGAGCCTTTAGTGCTCCATCGAACCTTACTTGATTTGACATCTCTGCGTTTCTTACTGTAATATTCGATTGTATCCTTAATCTTTTCAACAAAGAATGGGATAGCAACTTCCAACTCAAGGGGATTGTTATAATCGATATTACCTAAGATACGTTCCTCATCTTGTGTAACGAAATTAATTTGGATTGTTTTTAATAACTCGACATATTTAGCCTTACGTTGCTCAGCGAATGTGGTCTCATCCTCTCGTTTAATACCAGACCACTCGATTAGGTATTGGTTGTATGCATCGACAACAAACTCATTGTCTATGTTAATAGTATCCAGATTCTTAACAAATTCCACAAAGGAATACGGCTCAGATTCGTCCTTTTTAACCTCGGAACTCTCTTGAGTATTGACGATAGAATGTCTTAATATTTTGAAATCGATGATAAATGCCATATGAATTATTTATGAACAAGTTATTATAATGCAATAATTCCAAAAAACATTATTCCATATAAATAATTTATATATGAGCACGATAACAAACGAGACACGACTACGCTTAATTAGTAGGCTATCGCCCCTTTCCACAGTAGAGAGCACTGATCTACATGTGCTTCAACGTGGATTAAAAACATATAAGATTGAACATGGTTCATTGGAAATCGATGACGCTAATGTTACATATGATGGGGGATTAACTGGATCAACTGTCCATGAGGCATTAGAAGACATTGAATCAAAACTAGGTGTATTAGACCCAATCGATGATTATAAATTCCTTGGTAATGTTAGTGGTGGCTCTGCTACACCAATTGCACTGGATATATTAGATGAAGATGATTTAGTATCAGATAGCGATACCGCTGTTGCAACTCAACAAAGTATTAGAGCATATGTTGATGAACGTGCTGGTGATGTCCGTGCTCCATTCTATCAAGTGGCTATCAATGCGAATGATAGTTATGTAAACCCAACCGAATTCGTAAGTAATCTTGCTGAATTTAGTGAAATATCTTATGGATCAATTATGCATCCTACAAGTGAGTATTACACAGACAATTCCTTCTTATATTCTATGAACGTATTTGCGTCAGCTGGGACTACAGTCACATTTAAAATTTTTGCTACGGATGATGAAATATATTTCTGGGTTAATGGGGGAATTGGTGGAACATATACTACTCCAAATTATACTCAAGGAAACCACAACTCATCAAACAGTCCAGCAACAATCAACATGGTTCTCCCAGCTGGTGCTAGTTTGATCGAAATTGTTAAAAATAACTCGGGTGGCGGCACACAGAGATTACAAATGTTCGGTGATATCATCCAAAGTGGAATAAACTTCGTTAAACCTTAAATATTATGGCTACTGTTACTACATCAACACAAATCGATACAATTAATGTATTAGACCCAACTACTTCGATAGTAAATACTGACCTATTTCTAATCCAGCGTGGACTCAAATCATTTAAACTAGAAAAGCAGAATCTGATTCTACCAATAAATCAGATAGAATCTATCAGTAACAATACTGTGATTGGTAATGTTACTAATAATTCCACACCAGAAGAGGTTCCTATCTTGGATGAAGATGATCTAGGATCGGATAGCGATACAGCTATTGCAACTCAACAAAGCATTAAAGCATATGTTGATGCGACTGCGCTTGTTACGTTTGAGGGAACTACTTCATCAGATTCTATTGCACATGGTTTAGGAGTTATCCCAGATATTATCCAATGTAAGATTAATGGTAAAGATGTTGGTGCGTTTAATAGAGCAAACGGAACAGATGGTGGTAGATACTTTGCATCCGTGAAGGCTACGTCTACGACCATTGAGGTAGTTGCCCCAGGTAGTGGATATGGGAGTGAGTTTGAAAATGACGATAGGGTATTCACTGCTATAGTATTTAACTAATATGACTGCTATCGAAATAGTAGACTACATTAAATCAATTGATCGCATTGGATGTGACCCATTTGAATTTATAGATGAGTCTATAATACTCGATAATTATACTGAGTTTGAATTGGTTGAATTAACTTGGGAGACAGATAGTTGTAGATTGGCTCCATGTTGAACAATACGACCCATCTCCTATTAATAGAATCAAAAGGAAAACTAAAACGTTATCAGAAAGATTATATTATACACACCATGTGTATAATGATGCACTAAAATACCCACCAGTCATAGGACATGATGGGTATATATTAGATGGATCACATAGGTTGCGTAATATCATGCATAATAAACTAACGTTTAGTGCATGGATTCCAGTATCAACCTAATTATTGAATCCGATCACGGAAATACTTAGGGAACTTATCTTTATTCTCTTCGATTAGTCGTTTTATACTACCATCAATAATATATGTTGGTGCGACATCATCTTTGGTTCGAATAACGCGACCACACATCTGCACAATAGCAGCAAGTGTCTGATTAGTATACCAACGCCCATCTTCCTTCGCTAAACGCTTAATACGCTTATTTCCTAGAGGGAGGAAGGGAACTTTCATAATAATCTGGAACTTCCCTAAATCACCCTTTAAATCCACACCATGGGACATTGACGGACTTACCATAACCGTAGGTAATGTTGATTCAGTGTGTTCCAACATTAATTTTTGGTTAGTAAATGAAGGACCACGGAATAAGTAACGGACATCAGTTAATCTATCTTCCAAATATCTAGTGATTTTGAAATTGACTGTATGAATCAAACCCTTATCATCAGAATGTTTTTCTAATAAAGTTTGTGCCATCTTAGTAACTTTCGGTAGATTTTTATCCAAGTTTGCAAAATTCAATGGATATTGACCAGCACAGAATATAGGAGCATTCTTCGGATCAAATTCACTACCCTTTTCGATATATGTGTAATCATCCTTACCGATACCCAAATCCGCACACATTTTCTGGTGATCAATCATGGTAGCTGATAATAAAATAACCTTCTCACCATAATCAAATAAATGCCTACTGACTTTATTAACACGGAATGGTGTAAATGTAACACCCTCCTTAACATCGGGTTTAAATTTGTCAGGTTTAACACATTCAACTACATATTCAGTTGAATCGATACTACCATCCCTAGCCCAATTACTAAACACGTTACGAACATCCTCGATCTCACGCATTAGGAGTTTATGTAATCGGAATGCCTTCTTATGTTTCGGGTGTTTTTTATCTTCGACCATTGGTTGCAATTCCTCAACTAATGATAGGAACTCAGATACCAATCCAGATAACCAATCGTAACATTTTTTTTCATTATTATCGTCAATCAATTTTGGATATTCTTTACCCAAAAGTTTTTCAATTTTCTCATAATTGATTGAATATGAGTAAATATTAACGAGAATACTTTCTAATTCACTAGCTTCATCACACACCACATATTTTCTAGGACGGACATGTTTAGGGATACGTAAATATGAGTCGTAATTATATAACCCGAAGTTATTTGTCAGAGCCGCATTTCGAGCCTCGTAGTAATCACAGCTATTACATGCCCAACACTCTTTTCGTAGAGTTTTTGATTGATTACATGGTGCGTCATCTACGGTAAATTCCTCATCGTAATTACATACGTAGTTTGATTTACCCTTAAATGTGTAAACCTTCTTGAAGTCATTCTCATATTGCTCCTGTAGAGCCTTTGTTACTGTCAATACAGCTGAACCAGACGGATCATACCTATCTGCTTCGTCTTCATTACCCCGTTTAAACGCACGGTATGAATTGATATAGTCATTATATCCACTAACTGAATCGCTACTCGCAGCTGCTAATGATGCTGCAATAAAGCTTTTACCGATACCAGTAGCAGCATTGACTAAAATAAATTTCTTATCACTGGCTAATGCCTTATTGATCTCTTGTGATAGAAATATCTGTTCTTCTCTTGGTGTTTCCCCTTTTGGGAAATAGTCTAATATGTTAATCATGTTTAGGTTTTATATATAAGTGATTATTGAATAGTTTCGAATCACTCACTTTACCTAACTTAATCATCTTGTCAATAATATTTTCATCTTCACACAACTCATTTAGAGCATATGATAGACAATACCCCTTTTCAGTATTATAATGCGCAAAGGGAGATGGGAGATAATAATCCCGCACCTTATCTTTCACCACCAATCTAAAATGTAAGAACGGTGGTTTGATATTAAAATTGATGATTTTACCTTGTTTAAGGCTAACATGCTTCCCCGTTGTGTCAACCACATAAAAATCGACATCCAACTGCATGAACTTGTCGAAAATTAAATCTTCTATCCCATTATTAATAATATGCATGTAACTACTTATTACAGCAATTACGATTAATCAACTACTTCTTATGAAAATCCATTTTTTCAGATACAGTCATTGGTGAAATATTATTATTGAAATATTCCCAGAAGTTTTTTATATTATCGGATGTATCTACAGGGAATGCTCTGATAACATTACAACTACTGATATTAATGCAACGATAATTCATCATGAATATATCCCACGTGATTACAAGGTTTTTCTCATCTGGATTAAAAAATGGGACAGGGTGATGAGGTGATGGACCTTTTGGAAGCCTGAAACCTAGTGCTGTCTGAGCCGACAATGACGCTAGAAACGTATTGTTACTGAAGTTGGGGTATGCACCCACGCAGAACATTCTGCGTGTCTTAGAGACAGATGTGGGGTGCTTACGGTTGAATTTTAACTCAACACAATGATCTTGTAGAAGATATTTAAGGTTCTCTCTAGAAATAAAAGGCATATAAGTATTTATCTTATATGCCTTTTATGTTTTAATTATCTTTATTAAGCTCAGCCATCTCTTCTTTAGTAAGCCACCTCTCTTGTGAGGGAAGAAGGATAGCTGTATTTAAGTTTAGCTTACTATCTTCAATAGGTTTAACATGTTCGGAAGAAACATCTAATACCTTCCCCCACTTTTCTAGAAGGGTTTTGGCACGTTCATCTGAAATATGCTTACCCATTGATAAACTTAATCAATTCATCCTTATTCATCATACCAACATGTGTTCTAAGGATTGTATCAGATTCGTCCACAATATGTAAAGTAGGAACTGAGCGAATACCCAATTCATTACACTTTACTGTTCCAACTTCCTCAATATCCAATCGCTCGATTTCAACATCAACGGATGTATCCTTCTCAATTTCATCTAGGATTGGGTCAAGTGCCTTACATGGAGCACACCACTTAGCTGAATATTTCTTAAATCTTGTCATAACTCTCAACAGTTATCTTTTCAAGTTCGTGAACCTTTTCACACTCACCGAAAATACGTTCTTCGTTAAGGAAGACTGCGTGATTAATAATACCAACACCTGAGACATTAATTGTCTTAGTGTTAAGACCACGGTCATTTGGGAATGTAACATATTGCCCTACTTCATATTCCGTTGCCTTTGGACCAACCATAATTACTTTACCAGTTCTCCAAAGTTTCTTATTCATCGCCTGAGTTGGGAGATAAATATCTCCAACCTTCTTATGATCACCGTCACCATCTTCTAGCTGAACTAGGATGATATCACCTGATACTCGTTTAATGCGGTATTCGCTACCTAAGTCTAGGTCTCCACCACCTGTTGAATCTAATTGAATAATACCACCAATTTTATCGTCGCCTCTATCTACTTTCATATCTATATACTTTTTTTAATGTTATCGAAGTTAATATACTCTTCGTCTATATAGTATTTAGCCTCTCTTTTTGATATTTCAAGTGATTCAGCCAAGAATTTTAAAACTTTTTCGTAATCCAGATCACGTTTTAGTGGTTTTTTCTTAGCACCCTTTGAGATATATTTATATCTAGTATATTTAGTTTGTGGTATTGAATAGAGATAATATAAATATTGATCATATTTATCGACAAACATATCTGTTGACAATGTGTTCAGATATGATAACAATACCCCCTTCTGTTCATCTCCAATGTTTAGGAAGCTGATCCACCTAGTGATCATATAACCTCCTACCCAATTATCTTCGATGAACTCAGGGGGTAATCGCTTTTTTGTGACACAAATTGAATCTAGTATTTTAAATAAATCTGACATATTTCCCCAGATTACCACACACTAGACTCAATGTAAAGGACTAATGGCGCATAATTTTTTCGTTACGCGCAAATACCTCTAAGACATATTTGGTTAATCCACTTCGAACAACATCTTCGATATCAAATGCGAATGTATGCACACCTTGTTCCTCAGAGTGCTCTTTAATGGTTTTCCCACCAACGGGTGCGTCCTCATCTCCAAACATTTTTATGAGCTTTGTCAAGCATGATTTTAATCCAATATCAGACTGAGCCTTATCACCACATGCAATAATCTTAGTGTTTTCTTCAAAACGAGATAGTAGGGTTTTTGCCTCACTTAAACTGAAGTTTTGAATTTCATCAATGATAACAATAGTGTTATCAATACTTCTACCACGCATGAAATTATTAACAGTTGAAATTATTACATCATCTTGTAATAATTGTTTAATTGATTCGTATTCCAAAAACTTACACAACTTCTCTTCGAGAGGAATCATGTAGTTGTGAGACTTATCATCAATATCACCTGGTAAGAACCCAAGACCCTGTTCAGCACTATCCACTGGTGATCGAACATACAAAATATGCTCATACTTCCCCTGTTTAATTAGTCTCAATGCAGCATACATTGATAGGAGGGTTTTACCCGTTCCCGCAGGACCATCGCAGATAACTAATTTAGTATCATCATCTCGACATATGTCGAAATAGTCTTTTTGTTTTTGTGACTTAAACTTAAGAGTATTAATCTTAAAGTTTGGAGCCTTTGGTTTATCTAGTCCAAGAAGATCGTTTTCCTCGATATCGAGTTCTTTAACCTTCTTCCTTCCTCTAGTGTTTTTCTTGGTCGTCATAAATATGAAATGGGATTACTCGCTGTAATCGATCTTTAATGATCTTATCAGATAAGCCCTGCTTTTTCAAGAGTTTTATTTGCTTATCTAACACCCTAATAAATACATCGTGTAGTTCAATCTTCGGATACCTACTTCTAGTTGTAGTCGTAAGTGAAGACTTATACTCGTTGATAACATTATCAACTTTACGCTCTGGTTGTTGTTTATTCATATATAAATATTTATCAAATTAGTCAAGATAAAGTCCTAAACCTTGACGTAATGTATCACCTAACGATACGGAAACAATTCCATTATCAGTCATGTAATCTTCAAAGGAAGATAATGGCTTAATAGATGTGTCTGTAAGTTCATTTTCCCAATCCGATAACCCCTTGTGTGCGCTCAACTGTTGGGTCTTCAAGCTCATAGAAATCATAATATCTAAATACATCCTCACCAGATGGAACTGATAACCCCCAACCCCAACTTATCTTCGTATGCACTTAATGGATACGTTGAGGACTCATCTATAAGCACTGGTCTAATAAGATTATGTTTATCATTAAACTTTTCTACTGCTATTAAATTAACTCCCTCATTGACAATATACACTGATTCGTCAATTTCATTACCACGAAATTCTTCAATGAGTGGTGAAATATAATCGTCACCCCAAAGCTTCTTGAATTCGATACTGTATAGATCAACAAGATTTTTAATATCGCGTGGNTATACGATATCCTCATCAAACGATACGCCTGTTTCTAAACAGAACGATTCGAGTGAGTCAACTGTGCATGTGTCAATATCCGCATGGTTCATAACAAAGTTTGCCACACGTTCATAATAATTTCTACCAAAGAATGTCCCATCATCATACTTGTTACCATAGATGCTACCAAGGAAGTCATCAAATAAGTGATCGTAATTAAGCATAGCTTCAGTGGTTCGGTATGACTTAAGTGTTTCAGTCATATCGAAATCTTCATTAACTTTTTCTAGATTATACTTACCACTATTAAGAACACAGAATTCTTCAGATACGCCACTTAGTTCAACTGTTTGGATGATACCACCCTCACCGAACTTATTATACCATCTGAATCCAGTCCAGTCACCATACGCAACATATTGATTTTGGACACTCGGATTATCTTCGGTTATAATAACTGTATTAAAATCACTAATATCGTCCTTATTGAATACAATAACTCGATCATTCATACTATCTAATAGCCATATAGTTCCATCAGATGAACCAGCGATACCGCCAATATGTGTCATATCGACAATACCGTCATCGATAATATCATTGCGAGTGCGTGTAACCTCAGAATCCGATATATGTTCTGGTGCTGAGTAGTATTCGCCACGTGGTTCAGATCGCCATTCTTCCTCAGTCATTCCTGGTGGAGCGTCTTCAGGATACCGTGGCAATGGTGGGTCTACGTATGGGTCTAGACTTTTTTGCTCACCACCGTCAACTGTCTGAATAAAACCATCAGACCAATATAGTGTCATCTCCCAAGGGGCAGCATTCGTTCCTGCCCACCCATCCCAAATACCGACACGAATAGTATCATTACGCTCGACTATACCTTCATATACCCACACATAATCACTTGGATAGTCGTAGAAATTCCGTCGAAGATCAACAACGGCAACCTCATTAACATATATAACAAAGTCATTGCCGCCGATAAAGGGAACCCTTTTCTTTACCTCAATTTTTTCAATATATACATCAGAAGTTGTAAATATAAATTCATCAGTTGAATACATTGTGTTCGATACTTCATCTACTGAGAATAGATTATCAAAAATTGGAGAATCCTTATCAGATTTTGCAACCGTCCAAGCTTTCTGGTCACTATCGATTGTGATAAATTCAGCTGAGTAACCTACGAATACTTCATCGACAAGTGAATCAGTTACAGTATCATAAGTGTTAACCCAAGATTCAGATGTGATGTAGTTTTGCTCTAATACATATAGTTTGCTCCCATCCTTAGTGGAAACCATATCAACTGCTTGATTGCCTGATAATTCGATAGTGTTTGTAGCGGATAGCGATAGAACGGATGTTCTATCGATAGTATACTTTTCAATATAGTTTACGTTATTAGATAACACATAAGATGTATACAATGTATCATTGTCACTAAGAATACTCCAATGCGGTTGGTCTAATGGCAACATCATAACCTTCCCCATTTGTAACAGTTTCCGAACCATCCAACACTATTCCCTCAATTATATCACTAATACTACTTAAACCACCAGTGTCATCTATGACAACGTTATTTAAGATATTTGGGTATGCAATTACTTCACTAAAAAANCNATCAGCATCTTTATAAAGAATCTTCGTTGCATCATGTAATGTAATGAACTGATTGTTGTCTTGATCCAAACACATTTGGGCAGGACTTGAATGATTTTCGATAGATTCAGCATAACCACTCAATTCATACGCACTCAATAGAGTGAATGATGTATCATATATTTCCATACGTGAATCATCTGAATCGAGGAAGTAGCTATTGTAAAGAGCATCTACAGTTGAACCAAACTTGTTTGATGTTAATCCATCGTATTCATTATTTACAACTTCATCCAACTTACGTATATATGAAATGGCTACATCGTCAATATACGATACACGGTAAATATTATTTGATGATTCATCTGAGAACACACCAAAGCGAGTTGTAGCATTACTCAACACAATATCTACAGTTGTATCAGCCGATAGTTGTAACTCACCGTTACTGGATGTTGTTGGGACAAAGTAGGATTGGTAATAACCACCAAGGTTACTGAAATCTGGTAGAAATGTCTCTAATTCGCCACTGAGTGGAGGGGTATCAAGATACTCAACTTCACCATCTATAATAACGTCAACAAATCCTGGATTTCCTTCTGATCCAATAGTCGGGTTTGTTTTAACATAATTACCAAACTCATCAATCAAACGAACCATAAACGGAATACGAGTATTTGCAAAGTTCACGTAAGGCATTTCGAATATACCATTTGTGGTAATATCCAACGCGACAGGAACCGTGTTATTAATGAATACAGGTATAAGTATACTTGGGTATAGGATAGTATTATAAACACCATCAACCTCATCCTCGTAAGGCAATAGCTGAGATACGACTATGTTTGTAGATGTCGTTGTATCAGCCGTTGTATCGATACCCGAAGGGCTATCATCAATGAAATAAAACTCAGTTCTTGATTTAGTTCCCACAAATACAGAATCAGTAGTTTCTTGTTCTTCTATGTAAATCTGGTCAGTGCCGTTGTATGTTGCATACAATTTAGTTTGCTCTAATTTAGCCTCAGTTATTCGATTATTATCCGCATCGAAGAATCCCCACGTTGGTTTAAGGTGAGCAAACTTATCATCAAAATCAAATGGTAGACTCTTAGAATCCTCAGCATATAACCCCAACTTGGAATCCTCATTATATTGCTGCCAACTATTGTATGTGTCAATAATGTATGGTATAGGATTGGGTTGTGAAGCATCTTGGAATCCAGTAGAATGTGATTCCGAATTAATCTCCATAAGATTAGGGATCAAGTTGAGCGCAGTAATAACCACTGGATCAGAAGTAACAGATGACCCATCGGATTGATAGCGTGTAAGTTTTACTTCGAACTCACCTACATCCGAGTATACATGCGATACACTTTCACCTTCACCTACATTACCATCACCAAAATCCCAAACAAATAGGGATTGACTATATGCAGAATCAGAATCGGACTTTACATATAGTGGAGTTAAGGAGTTAGTGTAAACACTGTTTGTCGATAACTCTGTTGTATATGTATCATCAATATAAATCTTGAATGTTGGATTACTCATTTGTTACGTTAATCTTATTTGCTAATTCTTCGAGCGTATAGAAGAATGCGTATTGGAAAATCTTCTAACTTGTAATTTTGTTGATGTGCTGGAATAGTTCGTATCATACACCACATCCCATACGTATAGGTTGACACCATTGATTACCCTATCCCCATTAGATGTAGTAATGGATGATACCCCAGAGATATTAAGAATTTCGTTAGTAATAGTTTGAATGTTGATCAATTGACCCAACTCGAAATTATCAGGTGTGAAATATTCTTTGAAAATATTAGTCACTTCTTCAGCGACACTTTTACTATCAAAGTTATTTGATGACATGTTAATATTTAACTTTGTGTCACTGATATCCCCTAACACTGGATCAGAATTATCAGTAGAAATTCCAATATCTACAGCCATGTATACTGGATCATGGATGATGATATCCAAGGAGATTTCCTTCTTATCGTCCATAGCATCAATGATTGCTTGCTTTTGGAGAGGATTTATATAATTAAGTCTCTTGAGTGTAGAATATTTTTGCTCCACACGTGGAACCGCATAGATATACACATTATTGAAGTTACATGGAGTAGAGAAGAAGTATTGGTTAGTTAATACTCTACCGTCTTCAAATGGATTTACTACACCAATCTTGCTCAAATATGCAATATGGGATTCAAGGAAGTTACGATTGTTAACAACCTTTACGGAACCAATAATACCACCATAATTATTTTTGATGAATGATGTGAAATCGTCTTTACTAATCAAACGGTTTTGTGATTGATAGAAGATCGGAGCGTTCTCGCGGATATCCTCAACATCTTCCCTCTCAGAATACTGAGTGGATGGGAGATCATTTATAAATGAAATATTGGATGCTTCATTTTGTGTGATATATGTAACACCTTTAATATCTTCAAGAATTTCACTCATACGAGAACTCGAAAAGAATGTGATATCACCCTTAAGATAATCTTCAGTTACTTGACCTGACTCACCATCGGAATTGAGGTAAAATACGCTAACTGTATCCCCACTAGTAAGAACCTTACCATTAATACCATTACCAAAAGTAATTTCGTAGTTTTCATTTTCATTCAATCGAATAGAAAAATGTGCATCTGAAAACCCTGAGAAGTATAAGTCTTCTACCTGTGTCCATTCTGACCAAACACCATCAGTCTTAACATACACGTTAATTGTGTTGCGATCAATATTCTTATCTTTAGTTGAAAGCTCTATAAGTTCACCCTCAATACCCAATGCAGGGTAATCAGGTAATTGTTCATACTTACCATTATATAGTAAGTGTGATTCGTTGAAATCATCTAACGTTTCCTCACCATCTACTTGTTTGACAAACACACCATCCTCAATGAACGAATATGACACACCATCGATATTGAAGTATGAATAACGAGGGATACTATAGTTACCCGCATCTAATGTGGATGTAGCAGTAAACGATAAGATTGACGCAACATATCCAGTTGGATTATACCCAATGAGTTTAACAATACGGTTAATGTTCTCATATAGGTCTGCCTCTGAGAATAAACTCTCCTTAGATGTTTGATTTAGGTAAAATAATAGAGTGTTATTAGAGTATGCGATGATATCTAATAGATTATTTAAATTACTACCTGTGAAATTTTGATCAACAAACCAGTCATTCTGGTTTAGTTTCTCAATCATGTATGCCTTAAACGAGTCTGCATCGAAGTTAAGGTATGCATCTGTAGGTAAATTATAGTTGATGAAATTTTCTTCTGCCATTTTAGTTATTTATGTTGAAAGTTCTATAATGCAAATACTCCATCATTTAATGTAGCAACATATTCAATCTCTCTATCTATAGTCGGGATGAATAAGAACATTGATATTGTGTAACGATTATTCTCAGCATCGGCTATCACATCAATTGAGCTAACTGTAACTCTAGGCTCATATCTTTCAATACCTTTAATAATAGTCCTCGCAATAGTTCTAGCAGTATACTCATTTGCATTCTCAAATAGGAACCTAGTTAAATCTAATCCATAATCAGGGTCGAGGATTCGCTGTAGCGGTCTGGTCGAAAACAAGTTGCGCAATGAATTACCAATAGCGTGTTCATCGAAATCTGTCCGTATATCAGCATTACCAGACTTTCTATACAAAAACCCATCACCTTGCGGAGTCTTGCCTTTAACAAGATCAAGGTGTAGATCGGAATATATGTAATCAGTTTTAGATGTTTTCTCAAATGTGATATTCAAACTCATGGTATAATTATTTATAACATAAGTTTTTATTGAAAAGAACCTATACTAAGATAAATAATTAAAAGTAAATAGCTATGAAATTCAACGAAAAATATTCAAAATATGCAGAGATTTATCTCGAAAGTGGTAATACTCCAAATGCACTCCCTATCCTACAAGGCGATCAAGTTGTCTTTACAAAGGGTTGGGAGAAAGAGCCTTATATGGCTGATATCGCCAACACAAGCACAGGTGAACGCATCCGTGAGATGATGTCACAATCAGAAAATGCACTCATTGCAACAGCTATTTCAGCTGTTCATGCGGGTAAGTATGGTTCATATGTTGGTGCTGATAACAAATCTCAATCCGAAAGGGAATTCCGTGTTACAGTTGCTCAGCAATATGCACTCGGTCTATACAAGAATACAGTGGAAGTCCCAATGTGTTGCCTAACAGCAGTAGATAACGGTAATAACTTACCATCACTATCTAAGTCACAAAACAAGGACTATCGTCAAACTCTTGGTGAAGACCCAAAGTTAAACAAGGATGAAACTGATCCAACCGTGCAGACACATGCCGCACAGAAGGATAAGGGTATTCACAAGCTCTAATTAATTGCTGATCGAATTTCGATCAACTTAGAAAACAGATTAATTTCTGCATCTACAATATGGGGATGGCTTCTTAAAGCCTCCCCTATTTTTTGCACTACTACCGACTTCACAGAGTCACTATACTTATCTGAATCACACACATAGTTAAACATCCGAACACCTAATTCATGGTAGTCATTGTAGAATTTATCCTCATTCTTGATGATTAATTCTCTTGTAACATTAATCGGATTATCCAACAATGATGAAAATACTTTGTCGATAAACTCGGATATATCTCGCTGAGCTTCAGTGATGTCTATTACACCATTGATATTAAATTTACTAATATTATTTAAACATTTACGGAAATCTGGGTAATATGATTTAATGTGTTTTAATAGATCACCCTTAACCTTACATTCTTCCTTCTTGATAATGGTTGCAATGTGTTTAACATACTCCTTAACTGAGTAATGTAGTGAGAATATATCACACCTACTCTGAAGTGGTTCGATAACTTTATTGCTATAATTCGCAGTTAAGATGAAGATACTATTATCTAGATTTGCCTCCATCATGTTACGAAGAGCCTCTTGACTTGATTTACTTAAACCATCAGCCTCATCTAGAATAACAACTTTTTTCTTCCCATCGATAGACATTGTTTGGACGAACCGTTTAACCTTAGTTCGAATAGTATCGATACCACTTTCGTCTGAAGCATTGATATATAGGTGTTGACACCCCAATACATCTTTTACAATAAGTTGAGCTAAGGTAGACTTACCAATACCCGCTCTACCTGATAAAAGGATATTCTTATCCATATCCCCCTTATCTCGTTTGTCTTTAAAGTATTCATATACAAATGTAGGAAGAATCATATCCTCCAATTTATTTGGTTGGTATTTTACTACCCATGCTGATGAAATAGATTTAGTCATTTTTGCAGGTTATCACAGTTAATGTTGAATATCAAGACAAAACGTATAAATAGTTACATGTCCGATGATTTAAATAATATTGAAGATGAAATTGATGAGCTTGCTAGTCAAGCACTTGTAGATGAGCTAATGGCTAATCCACCTAATAGTGCGCCTAAAGCAGAGATTGTTATCTCACCACCTAAACCAATGAGTGAAGATTCACAAATTGAGAAACATATCAATGATAATGTTCAAACTACCACGAATATAGTAAATCAAGTTATGGCTCAATTCGCACAAGATGTTGGTGATGATCCTGATCGTTTAACAGCTTTTGCAAATGTTGTCAAGGCAAATAATGACACACTCAAGATTCTAAATGCCCAAATCATCCGTAATCGCGACAATCAAACCAAGATTGAGGTCACAAAGATTAAACAACAGGGTGAAATCATTAAAGACGTAATGAACGCAGATGGCGAGAATAAAAGTGTAGTCGCCTCTCGTGATGATATATTTAAGGAAATCTTCAAAGAGGTTGAAGATGCTGAGGTAATTGATGAGAACTCAGAAGATTACTCAGAAGATTAAGATTTATTTAATCTTACACCAATAATATTATTAGAGTAAGAACTACCTGAGAATACGTGATCAACCTTCACACATAACCATTGTCCCTGAAGTTTATTCTCAAACTCACTTTCTTGGAATTCATATTCCTTTTGGATAGAGAAGAATGTCCCACTACGTCTATGAGTATACCCAACTAGGGAGAACTCAATCCCAATATTTGTGACATATGCGGATTTTAGAACTTTGTTTCTAGTAGAATATTCTAACGTATTTTCAGTATTATGTAATACTGTATTGGAATGTATAATACGTTTATTGGTTGCTCTAACATCGTCAACATAAAAACTACCCGTTCCACGAACCTCACTATATCTCATTTTATCAGAGTAGTTTGTTGTAAAGAATGTCTGAGTGTCATTAATATCCTTGTGTTCAATTCTGAACTCACCTGAGTTAAAATCATGAGCATGTCCAACGGTTGTTACTAAATTATTCATAGCGTCTACCTTGGATAAGTCAAACAAACTATAATGTTCTATTTTCGATAAATCCCCAAATTGATATATTACGCTCAAGTTGGAAATCATTAGGAACACGTCTAGCTTGTGGGATAGTAGATGTCTCACCCGATTCAGCTATCGTAAATGTTTCCATCTGGTATTCACCCGACTTTGTTTTATCATTCTGGTCTAATGCCTTTCCAACAATATCACTGAACTTTTCACATACCCACTCATTAGTATATCTTCGTTTTTCTAAGATACAAAAATCCTGAGTAACATTACTTTGGTGAATGTTATAAACATTTAATAAATCACCCAAATATGTTTCATTGGTAGGAGATGTATAGAATACTTGGTTGGCTCCTTCATCCCATATCTCATCACTAATGATAGCATTCGGTAATGATTCGGTAATGATGTTGCGAAGTATATCGCCAGTATATAGTTGACGATCCTCGTCATCCATTTGGTATGGTGATAAATCTGATTTAATGTAGTTGAAATTCGAATACGTGCTAGTATTCTCAACCATTATCTGCTTATCTTGATCATGGAAGTAAATCTTTTTAAACTTAGAGTCGGGTTCATTCCCACCCAATTCTTCAATATCATATACAGTGAATGTATATTCCAGAGTCCATACTTCGGGAGGGATTGAGTTTTTCTCCTGCTTACTAAAGAATTTTGGCGTTATACTGATAAAAATATAATCATCGTTAGCTAAGTTGAAATCATATGCATATTCTACCACTTCGCCACGACTATTCTTAAACGAACGTTGCATGGCGTTAGACGAGTTATCTATGATCATATACCCCTTAGTGAACACATCCATATCCTCAGTTATCACGAGCATTTTAACCGCATCCTGTGATAGCTGTATAGCTTTATTGGAATTATTTGTGAGGATTACTTCATAGAAATACTCAATGTCATTTATTTGAGTAACCCCAGCTTCATTTATATCTTTACTCATTGATCTTATTTAGAATTGTATCGATAACATTTCTGACATATTGTGGTTTAAGCATCTTCAATGTAGTGCCAGCTTCAATTATCTGAGTTGGGTTTTTTATATCATTTAGAATACAAATCAACCACCATAAGTTAATAGTGTCGTAATGTATATAAGAAATACCAGTCCATGGCATAGGTTTATTAACTACCCAATTGTAGTAAAAATCCTTATCTATGTCTTTATCTAAGTTAAGTGTATTGGATATATTATAGATATAGTATTCATCTATTTGATACACTTTAAATAAGTTTTCATAACGAAACTCATTTAACTTAGGAAGCTCTTGTATATTATTTTGATATTCTGTTGACATTATTATGCTAGGTTAGATGTGTTTGGAGTTGGAGTATCGGATACATTTCGGTAATCATCTAGATTACCCTCATTTATAGTGTCACCACCCAATGAGATTCTAGTGATACCATTCACGGTTGCACCAGAGTCTGAATTAGATTTTGCATTACCAGCTGCGTTAGTTGATACCCTAATCTTTTGAGTTTCATCCACAAGTGAATTCATAAAGTTCTTACTCTCAGGTAAGACATCCTCGAAGTCAATTGTAATTGAATAACCGTCAGGAACAATGGTTCGAGTTGAGTTTTCGAAACCACCAACATCTAAGTCCATTATACGTGTTGCTCCTAAGAAGTCAACCTTCATACCACGGATAAATGATACAGGGGATTTACGAACACCAGGAATTGTTACCTCATATAATGGTGGTGGGTCAAATACTGTCTTGGATTTACGGTTGGGTAATATATTATACATTAATAGAAAACATAGTTCCCAATTACGAATAACGTCATCAATTGATGTAGTATTATAAAGATCGAATTGAACTGAGTATGATGGACCCTGAGCAGTAAACTTATATTGTTTAGCTTGTTCGATATAAGTTCCTGGTCTAGCATCCACTACACCCGTAGTCGATCCCAATAAGGACACCACCTTGTTTATATCCTGAGTAACCCCACCAACTTGATCAGTAACCTCTTTAATAGTCTTACCAATAACTCCACCACCATCTGGTGTTGACCAATTACCTCCAATATTGTGATTAAGTTTATCAAAGTATGGTAAAATATATGACCACCCTGTAGGCTCTAAATCATACAACCCAGCGTATGGATTATCAGTTACACCAAGCAACTCGGATATTTTAGTAACCGTGCTCGAATTACCAGTTGCTTGACTATTATTAGTTGATTCAGAATTTTTTGTCAATTCCCCACTAACACGCTTCTGTAAATCAGTATATGTTTTCACAACTTCACCACCAGCTGCGGCTAGGGTATATAATACTTGCTGAAGCATAACATCGTTAGTAATCTTATACTCGATCAATTCAAGATATGGAACATCTGCACGAGCAGTTTTAGGTGATAGTGTCCAAGAATAATCCATGACTACATTAACATTTTGCCCCTGTTCTGTCTTTGGGGCAACAGCAACAGCTGCACCAGCATATGGTGAAGAATTTTCAGGGGATGTCAAGAATTTTTGGGTCTTTAGTTAAGTTGAATAATGGCATAATATTTTATTTCCTTTAACCAGTAGCTACTGATGGGTTCTGGTGTCGCATATTTGTAACACCCTGTTGAGCAGGGGCAAATATATGTGTGTTGTTAGATGTGTTGTTTTGAGACACGGCAGTAGTTCCCCCACCCTGAGTAGTCTCATTCATTTTCTTAAGTTCTTCCGTTTGTTTCATGATGGCACGGATGGCATCATTAATCTCATCTTTTGAGTAGCCTTGTTCAGATAATTTACTACGAATTTTAACCTTTTGTTGATTAGCAGTCATACCCTGTTGTCTCCTA